TCTTTAAATGTGTCGTTTTTATACGACTCAAGTAATACGTTTTCTATCTTCGATTTTAATATACCAAACTTTGTCATTTTCTTTTTTAATTATAAATATCAATCATTTAAGATTTTATCCAATTCTTTTTCCATATCACCTAAAGAATTTCTTGCTCGAGATAAATCAATATAAGAATCGTCTTCAGTTAGATTACCACTTTCCAATAATATATTTAGATTATCCCGTTTGACAGATTCGGGAGTTATTTCAGCTTCACCACCCGGTTCAGGTGCTCCACCTAAGTCAGCCTCGCCACCTAATTCAGGTGCACCACCTAATTCAGGACCTCCTCCTAAGTCAGATTCAAGACCTCCTCCACCTCCTCCACCAGGTGGTGGGGCAGGTGCCGTAGCACCAACAGCAGTAGTTCCGGATTTAGTTGCGTATAATTTATCAATAGTATCAAACACACCCGTATGAGTAATGATTGTTGCGGTATTAGTTAATTCCGCACCAACTGCTTTTTCAATACGTTGTTGTTGTAAATCTAATTTAATTTCTTCATCAGAGAATCCTAACACGTGTTTCTTAGCCCATGTAACAGATACCGGAGCGATACCTTCAATAGCCGCAACAGCATCTTTATATAATAAAATTTTCTCTTTCCAAATATCAATTTTTAATAAATCAGCTTGTGATGATGGGTTTGTAAGTGCCAAAGTAAAGTTTGACAATTCATCCTCAAACCCTAATAAAAATAAATGAATAATCGCTATTTTATTCAATTCAGCAATCATTGATTTTTGAATTCTATTAATTGTTCTTGCAAAACGAATATCCATTAAAGATAAATTTTTACCCTCACCCGTTACTTCCTCAAAACCTAAAAATGCTTTAGGGACACGAAGTGCGGTTAATAGTTTCTTTTGGATATATTCAATATCGGCAATCTCCGCCAAATTTTGTGCTCCCGGTAATGTGTCAATTGGACTTGGTGCCGCAGGGTCACGAACAGGGATAAAGTAATCTTGGTCAACAGCCATTTGATTAAATCTCATATCAACATTACCTGTTTTATTATCCACTACTTGACTTCTTTTAAATTTGTTAGCAACACGTTGTACATATGGTTCAACATCTTTATCGTCCATATTACCAACATAAACTTTAAATACACGTCTTTCAGGTGCTCTTGAAGTTCTATAAATTAACATCGCATCTTCTGAAAGTAATAATTGTTTCCAAATACGTCTTGCTTTTTCTAACATAGAAGTACCGTAAGGAAGTTTTCTGTCATCACCTAATAATCTAAAGTGAGCAATCTCCCATGAGTTAAATTCCATGTCTTTAATTTTCCATTTGAAACGTAAACCTTTGTTTTCCGCCGGTTCTTCAACATTTGCTGATTTTGCTGCCATACCTCTTTCCAAACGTTCTATTTCAATGTTTGGTAATTGCATACACCCAACAATACCTTTTTCAGCATCCAATTTTAGATACACGAAGTTATCCCCATATTTACAAGTATTTCTTGTCCACATAGGTAAATTAGTATTTAAATCTAATACGTTGTTAAATAAGTCGGTTAAGATTCCTTTAATTCTTTTTGATTCAGAATAAATCTGTAACATATAACCATTCTGGTCAACAGTTGTTGATTCTTCACCATAGATATCCAAAGCGGCAGAAATTTCAGGAGTATACTCCATCGATTCATAATCATAAAATGAGGCTAAACGAGTTGGTTCATAATATACCGCTTGAGTATATAAATTACTTTCAATTTTAGTCCATTGATTGGCTAGATAATAAGTTTGTTGTGCCTGTAATTTTTCTCTCTCGTATTCATCTTTAGAAGTGGTTTTTAATAATTCCTTCTTATCTAACTGATATACGGGATAATCTTGATTCAATAACGAATTTGGTCCAAATGCTTTGGATAACCTTTGCCAAACCGTTAAATCATTATTTTGATTGTTTTCCATATGAAAAATTTAAATATTTTTTTATTTTAATAAATAGTTTAGATTAACCAAATATCATCATGGGATTGTTGGTGTGGGGGTTGGCGTTGGATAATTAACCGGTGGTACAGGTATTGGGAATGGGTCACAATCAACAATTAAGTTATCACCATTTTCAGCAATAATACGGATAAAGTCCTCAGTTGCTAAGTAACAAATCTCAACAATTGGTGACGGAGTCATTGTAGGTGTTGGTGTAGGTGTTGGTGTACTAGTTGGTGGTGGTGTTGGTGTTGGAGTCGGTGTTGGTTCAGGGGTTGGTGTTGGTGGAAGAGCCCCACTAAATGTATCAACAGTTCTAGGTCTATTAAAATCAGGTTCAAACACTTTAACACTTAAAATATCTTGTCCCGGAACAACCATTCTAGAACCTGCGAAAATTTTACCTGATTTTTTTCGATTTACAAAACCACCTGATTTACCGACACCCAAATTAAGAGTTGCATTTGCATACAAATCCGCATTTGCGTCAAATGTTATACTATTATTTAATGTAGATGTTTTTCTATCGGTAATACCCATTTATGTTTATTTGATAAATATTATCTTGCACCAAATAACCAGCCGTATCTCATATAATCGTCCATACTTATATTACCATTACTAAATTGACCAATTCTTTCTCGAGTATTTGGTATAACAGGATTAAACGCTAATGATTCACTTACATTGTCATTATTAGTAACCGCCCAAGAATCTATCATTGCTTTAGTATGTTCAGTAACTTTAGTCAATTTACTAAAAGACGATTCCGCAACGTAGGTTGCCATCGCAATAGACATAATTAAATCGTCATGATGACCTTTTTGGTGGTCAGGTCTACCATTCATATAAATAAAAGTATTCATTTCATTATATAAACGGGAACTATAAATTCTAAATCCATGTCTCATTACTTCTTCAAACGAAGCAATGATTTGAACCCTTTTATTATTAAAGTTTATCCCCGGAATTTTCTCCGCAGCTTTTGGGTCGTATTTCCATTTGTTTGCCGTGTCAACACCATCAACATATAAATCTTTATAATTCATTTCTTGGAGTTTTCTTGATGTTGAAACACCCATACCTCCCGTGATATCAATTACCACAAAACAAGAATAGTTTGTCGCCCATTTATGACAAATTTCCGCCATAGTGTCGGGAGGTAATTTACCCACGTACTCAGCAACTTGTTCTTGAGTGTCAAAATCTACAATTTGGAATGAACTAAAATCTTCAGAATCCCCACGAGAAACGTCGACACCCATAATATATTTATGACCAATCACAGGTTCTTTCCAAATCCAAAGAGCATTACCCATTAATTTTGATATAGGTTCAAGAATCATATTCTCACGAATTTTTTGCATCATAAGTGAATCAAATACGTTATCCCCCGAACCTAAGAAGTTACATTCTAACTCCTGAGATACTTTACGTTTATCATATTTTAATTTCTTAACCATCGCCTCAAACCAACTTGAACAAGGTTTGTAACCGGCATCCATTAGAACTCTTAATTCTTTATAATTTCTATGTTCATATGGCATTTTAGACCAATCAAGAAATTCGTCCGGATTATAATCTTCTTTATTTAATAAGAAATGAATAATATCATCTGTTTTGACTAAGAATAAATCTTTAGTATAACGTGGGTCACGATACCAAAACATCTCAGTAATTCTGAAATCATTCATATTACGTAACGCTTGGTCGTATATTTCATAGTAAATTGGGTCGTATCCGTTAGGTGTTGAAACAACAATTACTTTACCCCCCGTAGATAGGGACGCCATACAAGCAGCCCAAAAGTCACTGTCGGCTTCGATAAACGCCGCCTCGTCAAATACAAGTATTGTAGGTGTAAATCCACGCAAGGCATCCTTAGATGTCGCAACGGCTTTAACCTCACAACCATTTGTTAATTTATAATGTTTTTGGGAATTTTTTGCTTTATCAAAATCCACACCGGTCCAAGACGGCCATTGAGCAACGAACGCTTTTATTTTATTTGCCATCTCCAATGAAGTATCCAACTTATTGGC